TTCTATGATATCCATATTAAACTGCCTGAACCTTTATTTGTATTCCGGAAGGTTCTACTGTTAAAATCGTGTTCTTTTCAGTCGCGACGTCTAAATCTCTTGGTAATACGTAAAGATTTAATGCAGACCCGTCATATGCAGAGATGTTAAAATTGGTAATTTGAATAAAACCTGTTTCATAATCAATTGACCCAACGTCTATAACCTTGATCATTCTGTCAGGTTCGAATTTCATAATTCTAATTGTGCCGTCACCATCATCTTCTAGTATGCAGCGTACGCCAGCATATGTAAATGCGCTTGAAGTTAGAGCGTGATAATCATCTAACGGATGAACATCTTCTTGCTTTGGCAAATCATTTCTTAATTTTATATTGAAAGAAACGTCTATATTTTGAGGGCTGTTGAAGATCGGATTGATTTTCTTATATGCAGTTATCTCAGTCAAATTAGAAATAATGCTTGGCTCAGAATTATCTATTTCTGAAACTAACTGGCTATATCTCAACGTAGAATTAAAATCATCAAGATTTTGTTGATTGTACGTGTTTATAGTCTGTGTAACTATAGTCTTAATTCTTTCAGGCGTTAACTTAGTCAATCCAACATCGTACTTGATTAATGTATCAATGTAAAGATACAAGTAATCAGGTTCAATGAAAATTGGATCAATAGATAAAGGAGATCTTCTCTTTAAAAATGTATAATATAAATCTCTCTTAGATTCTGGAAGACCATCAACATCTGAAACATCTACAGCAACAAACACTTTTCCAAATTGTGGAGGACTTACGGTCTCACCACCATATACTGACACCGCATTAATTTCTGGAAATTGTGTCTTTAATGCAATTTCATAGTCAGTAGTAGTGACTGTTCTTTCTTGAACTTGAAAATGTCTTGGCGCGTAGTATCTAATAGACTCAATATCTTCAGCTTCTGCTCCACCTATTGACGTTTGTATCGTAGTAGTTACAAGATTAGAAAATGTATCTAATCCACCAGTTGGATTAAACGCTGCGGAAAACACTCTACCAGAATTTGCAGGACTACCAGATGATATTCTGTAATCTATTAATATTACTGCATTATTCTTTGGTTTTCTACCAACGACACCGTCACCAAAAATAATTTCATAGTACCCATTTTCAGATGCTTGTAAAAAGTAAACTCTAGATAACTCGTTTAAATCTAATAATGTCGTAGATAGTTGGTAGTTTGTTCCGATTTGTTCGTTGTCTTCATAAACAACTACTGTGATACTTGTCGTGTCGCAGTTTCTATTTGTTATTCTAAATCTTGGATTTTCTTGTGAATCTGAATAGATATATGAATCTTGAATGTATACACCTTCATACACATCTGTCTCAAAACTAAAGTTATTATTGGCTGAAGAGACAACGACAGTTTCAGGAGTAGAAAATGAATAAGATGTGTTTTTAATTAGAGTACTAAATAGTGAACCTTTTTCGATGATGTATGGCTGATTTTCTGGATTAGCTACAGTGAAATCAACTCTCACTCTAGCCTTTGAGCTTTTGTATGATCTAGGAACATAATTTAATTCTTTTGAATGTGACAACACGCTAGTCAACATCTGTGCTGAATCTAAAAATGATTCAGACAATGACATATTAATATAAAACGCGTTTTTATACGTGTTATAAGCAAGAAGATCTAACAATACATTGATGTTAGATCCTTCAAAATCATAATCTTTAAATTGCGCTTGATTTCTCAGATAGTTCTTAAAACTATTTTTAAGACTATTAAAATCTAAATCGACTAGATTTAGAGAATTGTTTGATGCCATATCATCTTACTCTTGATATAAAAAGTGTGAAATTGATTACTCTCGGAATATTTATCATTGAAAAGAATATGGATATATTGATACCATTTCTATCAATATCATCATCTACGACAATTTGTTCAACGACACATCTTGGTTCATAATTACTTATAGCTTCTCTTATTACAGATTCCATGTTGCTGACTGTATCGAGCGTAAAGGGCTCGAATAACATGGAACGAATTTTTGAACCAATATTCAAATCATAAAATCTTTCACCTCTATTTGTTAAGATTAAATTTTTAATTGAATTTTTTATTGCTTCTTCGTTTGCAGCTAATGCTACAGAACCAGACATAGGATTACGATCTAGGTTCATTAAAAAATCAGCGTAATAACTTGGTGTGTTTTTATAAAACGTATAACGTTCTGATCTAGACATTGATATCTCTTTATATAAAGTTACAACGCGGACTTGTTGGACCTATTCTAGTATTTATATTTGGTTGACCAACCCATGTTCTTCTTGACAATACAACATGATCTGCACCTACGATACGCATTCCTTTATCCGCTGATCCACCACCAGATAATGCTATGTCTTTAGCAGACATCAAATGTATGAGCCAACCAGCTCGAGCAATGATTCCTTCTTCTGCTCTAAGAGTGAAACTTCTATCTGTTTGATTTACGATTCCTTCATACCCATAAACGTATACTTCTGGCCCTCTAATGATTACAGCACCAGACCCACCTTGTTTAGCGTCAAGCGTAATTTTTTCTGCAAATACTGAAAAATCTTGTTCTGCTGTTACTTCAATGTTTTTCGCACCAATTTTTAAATCACCTGGTGTTGTAATAGTATGTTTTCCTGCACCCAATACTATATTAGTTTGACCTTTAATTTCAATGTGTGTGCCACCATCTACCTTTAACGTGTTGTGTCCACCAATTTTTACGTCATTGTTTTGATCTATAGAAACAGTAGTCCCTTGCTTTACGTACTCATGCTTATTTCCAACAACAACTGTTGTTGTTCTTCCATCGTCACCCATTTCTGTATATGTACCAGAAGCGTGAGCAGTTCTAATACGTCTGTTTCCTGGAGTATCATCATAATGAATTTCATGACCACTAGGTGTAATTTCAGCACGATTTAATGGGTAAGTTGGTTTATAATCACTCTTTGGAAGACGCTGCTTATCACGATGTTTTACTTTATCAGAAGACATTTTACATACCCCTTATGTTATTCTAGAAACTAAAGAACTAGCAGTAGATGCTAATGAACCTGCAGAAGAAACTGCTGATGAGACGCCCTGCACAGCGCCCGCCGCGCTTGTAATTTGACTAATTGCACCAGTTAATGCTTGAGACATGTTTGCTGCTTTTAAAGCTTGTTCTTGAGCAAATGTTGGAATGTTTGGAAAATCATATTTACCAATCTTAAGATTTGGTAATTTTGGTGGTTTTATAGGTGTTAATCCGCCGGAAAAATCTTTAATCAAATCTGCTACTGGTAAGTTTGGTATCGGTAAACTACTAAGTTGGCTTGCCATTGGACCAATTTGTGCACTAGCATTTTGTACTAATGGCAATAAGTTTTGAACTTTTGATATAGCAGATGTTAAATTATTATTTAATACATCTGAAGAAACTTGACTTACTGCACTCTCTAACTGGCTTCTAACTTCAAGAGGAATATTTAACATCGGGTCAGAAAGAAGAGATGGCAAATTCTCAATCATACCAATATTATTCAATAAGTTTTGTGGATTTAAATTTGAAGCCAAATTACTTATCTGAGACAAGGCACTAGCTGCTCCAGCAAATGTGCTTGCTGCTTGTGCTACCAATCCTAAAGGTCCGAAAGAACTCTGTATCTGTGATAACATTCCACCAAGTGCTGTTGAACCAAGCATACTTGATAATGGACCTAACGGGCTATTTAAAAAGTTGTTTACAACGTTTAGACCTTGTGATATAGCGCCCGATAAGTTACTTGGATCTAATCCTTTGATAAAATTTGTAGCGTTATTTCTTCCGTCTGCCAAAAAAGAACCAATGTTTGGAAGATCTTTAAATTTAGCAGCAGACCCATTTGACTCATCTGCTGCATATTGCAACAATGATTTTGCGTCAAACTTAACTTTATCACGAAGATCACTTAAAAGATCAACACCTTTAACATTTAATTTAACATCGATTAATCCGGGTGAGCTTTTTCTAGCGCCTTTTGGATAACCACCATCTTTTGTATCAATCTCATCTGAATTAGATTTTGGATCACCTGAACCTGTGCCGGCGCCAACTACTGTCCATTTACCGCCACTGTTTTCCATCTTAACAGTAGAACCAACAGAATATCTATGAGATGCACCAACACCTTTAATCTGATGCCCCTGAATATCGGTATCATACCAGATTAGCATGTCATCTGGAACAGTTCCTTTGTTATCTTCATAACCGACCATTCTAACTTGTACACGGCCAGAGTTTAATGGATCAGCAATATTAACTACAAGACCCCATGCCTTAATCTGTTCCGTTGGTTTCGGATTACTACCATACGTATTATTGTCTTGTGCCATTAACCAACACCTCCTCGAATACACTTCATTGTAGTTGTGCCTTGATAAAGTTTATCGCTTTCAAATGTTAAGTTGTGAGTTAAATCTATAACTAACCAGTTACCTTTATACAAGTTTCTTGTGTTACTATCTATGTCACCAACAGGCGGTTGCAATTGTAAATTGATACCTTTACCTACTGTGCATTCCGCACCGCCTTGTATAGGAACTTGAACATTAACACGAGGTCCAGACTTTGCAGTTGTTGCATACAGTCTTTCACGTTCTGTCTTTGATGATGTATCAGTTTCTACTGATCTGTTATATGTATCCATAACTTGAAAGTTTGGTTCACCTCCGTTGGTTTTACCTTTTAGTATGTCACCAACCAAATTAACTAAAGCTGTTCCAACAACCTTTCCGGGAGAAACTTGTTGTTGTAAAACTGTTTGAACTGTTCTCATTAGGTTCAAGTCGAAAACAGTTTTACCTTGATTTGCTACAGATGCTAGTTCACCAATCGCACTTTGTGTTCCATGCACATCTAGTTCTGCTTTCATTACAGAAAAATATGCTCTTACATAATCATGAATATCATATCCCCAAGTTGCTCGTTGAACAAATGAAGCTTGAACATTAGAAACTCTTTCAAATAATAATTCTAATGGTGCTAATACATATTGATCACGATCTCTATAATATAAGCTATTTCCTGTTTTATAATTTGCAAAGTTTAATGTTCTTCTTACGTCATCAATTGCTTTAAATGGTTTTGCTGATTGAACTATGTATGGGTTGTCTCTTGCTAATAAACCAAAACTTCCCGCTAAAACAGAAAGAGGCGCGTCACCACCTACATATGAGTCATGTAATATTTTAATTGCATCTGTTCCGGTCAAACCTTTAAATGATTGCTGAATTAGATTCACACGATCATTAAAATATGCTTTGCCAATTAATTGAACTGTATATTCTAAATATCTTAAGTTTGGTTGAAACTGAGCTTTGCTTATAGAAAGAATATATAATTTTGCAGAATATATTCTTCTTTCATTCCCATCAAATGAAAACGTGACTTCTTCACCACCTATTAGTCTCATATTATTAATAAGGTTTTCTTTATCTCTTATAACGACTGTAGCTGTTAAGTATGGTTTACAAACAGTCTCATATACACTTAGAGACTTTATTAATTCTCTAATTTGAACATTATTAATTATGAAAGATCTTAGTCGCGTTTTAGCCGGCTGTGGTAATGACATATTATTCTTCTGCTAACTTTAATCTTACCTGTTCTGAAACATCAAAAATAACATTTCTATCTAACAAGAATAGACTCTTATTCTTTTCATTTTTTTCTTGTTCATACTCATAATATGTAACTGGTGACCAATATACACGTTCTACTTCAGAAATGTTATTTGCAAGATACGTCACTGAAGCAATTGTTGCGTTTGTGCTTGAAGACTCACCAACTATAAAGTTGTTAACTGATGTATTTCCAGAAATATTCTTTAATGTTACGTGTGTAGAGTTTGATGATATTACTTCAACACCGTTATTACTTGTAGTATTTACAGAAGTTTTTATGTCAACCAATTCACCGACTGTAAATGCATTTCCACTGTTATATGTAATTTGAAATTTTACGATCTGATTGGTAGATGTTGACCAGTCTTCGTCTCGTCTTTTATAAGACAAAACTTTAGTGTTAATACCAAAATTTGGTTTATAGTATTTTCTAACTTCATATGGTAAGTTGTTCTCATAGACTGATACTGGTATCTCAATATCAAAAAGATGCCAGTTAACGCGATAGTTGTATATCTTCTTTATTGCTTGTTCAATCGATCCATATTTCTTTTCAACAAATTTATCAAAATCTTGTTGATCTTTATACCAACCATAATAGGGATCAATGATTCCATTGGTTAGATACATCATCCAATCTATGTATGAATCTCCATAATAGTATTGAGCCAATTGATCTGATCTTAAATTGTTTTCAATATCATACGCAAAATATAGTTGTGGACTATTTAAAGGATCAGTTTGAACCTTTATACGTCTTGATAAGTCCTTACATACAACATTACTATATGTAATGTTTGGAAATTTAGAAAAATATGTTTCCATTATTGTGTATCTCCGGTTTGCGCGGGAGGCAATCCTGCTTGAGTATCACCAGTTGGTCCCGTTACTTGCTGTGGACCTAAATAAGGAGCTATTAATTCTCTTGCTCTGTCTGTTACGGGACGTAATAGATTTGATACTGCGTTTTCAGCTGCGCCTGCTAGTGAACCTGTAACTTGAGCTCTTCCACCATATGGATTATAAATAGCGGTTTCACTATAATCAGTGCTTAACCAGTATTCTAATTCTAAAAATGTCATTCTTAATTCAACGCTTTCTGGTGCGTCCGTTGCTTTATAAAAAGCAGGTTGACCACCAGAAGAATAATTTGCAACAAAACTTTTTAATACTGCAGGTTTAAATCTATAAAGCTGATGATGGTTTGGTGTGAATGATAACTGAAATATACTTGGAAATTTAAAAATTGCTCCTGCATATTCCATTCTTGGAGCCATTGCCTCATTCAATACTCTAATTATTTCTCTAAGAAAATCTGAGTCATCTGCGTTTTTTGGCGCTAATTTCCATGTTAGTTCAAATTGTTTAAATGTAGGTCCTTTTAACAAAACAACCATTAATTCATTTGTCGTAAATCCTGCAATAGCTTTTGCAGCACCTAGAGCTGCAGATCCTATCACAGAATTTTCTGGTGTTTGAATTAATGGCTTTCCTTCTTCATATTGAACCTGATGCGGATCAATCATTTGTAATGGCAAAGGCAAATTTATACGTCTATAAATATTTAACTTACCTATCTCAAATAATCCAGCTCTGCTATAATCGGCAAGTTCAATTTTAAATTTATATCTAATAGTTTCATCAGTTGTTGGAAAATTTAATGTTGGTTGTTCTGAAGTTATAGTTCTAAGTTTATCTGCAATTGCTCTTGATGCTCCAGCAGCTGAATCAGCAGCTAATCTTTGAGTGATGTTACTCGTTACGGTATTAATTAAACTACCAGTTTCTCGTGCTGCTGCTCCTAATGCATTTATTGATAAATTTGTTATAATTCCTGGAGAAGAACTCATATTTATTTTTCCAATTTTAAAACTTTATAATATTTATATAAATATAGTGAGGGAAAAATGAAATTTTACAAAGGCATATTTAAACCAAAAAACATTGCGAAGTATAAAGGTGATGTAAAAAATATAGTTTATAGATCATCTTGGGAACTTAAGTTTATGAATTATTTAGATATGCATAAAGATGTTTTAGAATGGAGTTCGGAAGAATTTTTTATACCTTATAGGTCACCTATAGATAATAAACTTCATAGGTATTTTCCAGATTTTTATGTAAAAAGAAAAGATAAAGATGGAAAAGTTGAAACATTGATAATTGAAATCAAACCCGAAAACCAAACTAAACCACCAGAAAAGAAATCAAAAGTTACTAAAAAATATATCAATGAGGTATACACTTGGGGTGTCAATGAAGCAAAATGGAAAGCCGCTCAAGAATATTGTGACGACAGAAAGTATAAGTTTATGATATTAACAGAAAAACACTTAAACATAAAGATTTAATATATGGCGTACATTTATCAGAAGATACTTGAAAGTGTTAAAAATACTAAAGCGGAAATATCAAAGTCCGTTTCTTGGTTGTTTGACACTATAAAGGCGTTTACTTCTAAAAAAGAATTAACTGAAAGTATGTATGTAAAAAATGGCAGGCTTTCAGAATTTTTTATAGGTCGTATGATTATGTTTTCATATGATCCTAAGTTAAAAGCCAAGTTGCCATACTACGATGCATACCCATTAGTATTTCCTATACAACTATATAGTGATGGATTTTTAGGAATAAACCTTCATTATCTTCCTCCTGCTTATAGAGCAAGACTATTGGATGCTTTATATGATAACATTAACAGCGAAAAGATAAACGATAAAACAAAATTAAATATATCATATAACATTTTAAACTCTGCATCTAGATTTAAATACTTTAAACCTTGCGTTAAAAGATATCTATATAATCATGTTAAGTCTAGGTATTATCTAGTAAGCATAAATGAGTGGAATAAGACTGTACTCTTACCGACACAAAGATTCGTTGGCGCGTCAGAAGACAAAATCTATAAAGACTCACTTTCTAAAATTTAAGGAATAAAGATGGCGTTTAGCATTAATAGATTTAAAGGTGAAGTTCAAAAAGGATTTTTGACAAACAATAAGTTTGAAATGGAAATTTTAAAACCTACAGCTTTAAATGATGCTGGCTCTATTACACAAAAGGTTAAATTTTTCTGTGAAGTTGCAGCATTACCTGGTGTTGATATAAACACACATCAAGTAAGATATTATGGGTATGGACCAAATATTGCAAGAGCTGTAACGGCACAATTTCAAAAATTACCACTATCGTTTTTATCAGACGCAGATGGTGCTGTATATAAATTTTTTACTAATTGGACAAAAACAATAGTTAATTATGACTCTAATCCTTCATATGGTGCAACTTCATATGAAGGTATGACTCCATATCAACTTAATTATTTTGAAAATTATGCTTCAAGATTATCTCATATAAATGTTTACAGTACAGACGGTCAAAGAAAATTAAGAATTGCACTTAAAGATTGTTTTCCAATTCAATTAGGTGCAGTGCAATTGAATTGGAACTCAAAAAGTGAACTTAAAAAAATACCAGTCGTTTTATCATACACAGACTGGTATCTTGAACAATAACACATGGAGAAAAGTATGTTACCTAAGATTACGCATCCAACGTTTGAAGTGAATATCCCATCACAAAATAAAAAAGTAAAGATGAGAATGATGTTAGTCAGAGAAGAAAAGATTCTTCTTATGGCAAAGGAATCAGATTCTCAAGTAGATGTTATGAATTCTATTAAACAAGTTGTCAATAACTGTTTGGTAGGTGATGTAGACGTAAACAAATTGACGGTATTTGATTTAGAATATTTGTTTTTAAAATTGAGAGCGATGTCTGTAGATAACAAGACTAAAGTTTCATATCGAGATAACGAAGATAATAAAGTGTATGATTTTGAAGTTGATTTGAGTCAAATCGAAGTTAATTTTCCAGAAAATACACAAGATTTAATTAGTATAACTGATAAAATATCTTTAAAGCTAAAGTATCCTGAAGCGTCGATATACGAAGACAAAGAAATGTTTTCAGAAAGCACAGAAAGTGAAGACTTATTAGATAGGTTATTGTACAAGTGTATAGACAAGATTTTTGATGGTGACAACGTTATTCAAATCAAAGATATTTCTGTGCAAGAGCTTAAAGATTTTATGGATGATATCGATATCAAATCATATCAGAGCATTAGAGAATTTTTAACAAAGGTACCATCGATATATCATGAAATTGAATATGAAAATGAATATGGTAATAAAAGAAAGATTGTCATGAACACGTTAAGTGATTTTTTTACGCTGCGCTGAGTCACAATACGCTAGAGAACTACTATCATGTGATATTCTCTCTGGCTCAGCACCATAAGTATCAAATAAGTGAAATTGAAAATCTTATTGTATTTGAAAGAGATATATATCAAAAAATGCTACAAGATTATTTAGAATTGAAACGACTAGAGGCACTAAACGCAAAATAAGGAAATAAAAAGTTGGCCGATACTCCTGCAAACACAACACCAACTGCGTCAAACACAACACTAACTGACACAAAAAAGAGTTTTGGCCAACAGCTTAAAGAAGTTACTGTATCAGGATTATATGAAGGATTGGGAATTAAAAAGTCTAATCCTGATAAACCAGTAAAAGAACAAATGAAAGATTCTTTACTAGATGGTTTATATGCTGGATTAGGGATCAAAAAGATAGGTTCTACTAAAGAAGAACAAGAAAAAAATCCTTCTGACGCTTCTAAAGTCAGTACACCTAAAGAAAATGCAAAAAACATTTCTAGAATTAATAGAAAAGTAGATAATTTAATTATTCATACTAAAAAGAACTATATTGAAATTCTTCAACTAAAAAGAAGAATGTCAGATATAGAAAATAAAATTGATGCTATAAAAATTCATGAAGTTATACCAGTAGATAATAAAGGTAATAGAACCCCTACACAAAAAGCAGAAGGGGGTGGAATACAACTTCCGGACTTAGATCTTCTAAATAATGTTAAAAAATTAGCACCTAGTCTTACAAAAATATTATTAAATCCAGTAACATTAGCAGCGGCAGGATTTGCAACACTTGCATATTATACTGGAAAAGCTAGAAGAGAAAATCCTGAAGCTGCTGCTGAGTTTGATAGAAAATTAAAAACTGGTGGTGCAAGATCACAAGTTATACAAGGTCCACAAGCTGAAGTAGAACAGTTTGGACAAGTAAGAGAAAATGTAGTTGAAAAATTAACTAGACAAGAACAAGAAGAATGGTTAGCAGTTATTAAGCAAAATCCATCTCTTAAAAAAGCATTTCAAAATAATCCTTCATCATGGAAAGCAGCTGGTAAACCAAAAACTGTTCCTGAATCTTCTAGTGGATCCATCGGCGGAAGAACATGGATGGCTACCGCTGAAGAATTATTGTCAATACCTAGAAACTGGGATAGTTTTGCTTACAATCAAGATGATTTGAGAACTGCCGCACAACAATTAACTGATAGAAAAGTTAATACATCTAGTCAAAAAAGTCTTGACATAAATCGACTAGAATCTTTAGCTAGAAAAATTGCACAGGAAAGAAAAGGTAGAGCTAATTCTAGTTCAAATCAAACTCCATCATCTACAACTGGTGCTACTGTTGTCACAGGTAATGAACAATCAATTAATAATAGGACATCTTCAAGTAGTAAATGGTATGAAATACTTGATAATGAACTAAAAATTCCTAGAAATTGGAGTAGCTTTCCTTATACAGAAGAAGACTTAAAAAAGGCAGCTAATCAATTAGCATCAAGTAATGCTGCAGTTACGAGTCAATATAGTTTGAATAAAAGTCGTCTTGAATCTTTGGCAATACAAATTGCCAAAAATAGAAATACTGCAACTCCTGTTACAACAAATATTCAACCTGTTGCTACTCCAGTTCAACAAATTCAATCATCATTGCCTACTTCTACAAGAATGGATGATGATAAAGAAAAAGCTTTAACATTTGATAATGTCGATTTAAAAACTACAGGTTTAATTAATTATGAGTCTACAGACAAAATTATTTTAAATGCTAGAGTCATTGAAATAAAATCTAATGGCGGAAAAATAAAATTTGATGCTCCTGAAATTGAATTTGTTCAACAAAATTATGTATTAACTGAAAGTGGGTTTAAACCGAGTTCACAGGGAGGTCAAAGTGGTCAAGGGGGTGCAGGTCCTGCTGCCACACAAAATGAACCTGCAACACCTATGGTTCCAAGACAAAGTATGGGTGGAGCATCTTCATCAGAAGAAACCCAAACACCTATGTCAAAACCAACTGCTGCAGCAACACCAAGAGCATCACGTGGAACTTCTGGTTCAGCAACACCCGGTGATGTTGGACCTAGCGGAACAACACCAATACCAAGTAGTCCAGGATTAGGTGGTCTTTCTGCAAGATATGAATCTGGTAGACGTGGAAGTGAAGCAATCGGATGGGACAGCACAGGCGGAACATCATACGGAAAATATCAAATAGCTTCTAAGACAGGAACTATGAGAAACTTCTTGTCTTATTTGAAAACTAATAACCCAGAAGCATACGAACGTCTTTCTGCTGCAGGATCACCAGATTCTGGCAAAAGTGGAGCCTTCGCACAGGAATGGAAAAAGCTTGTTGCGGAAGGAAAAATGGGTGATTCTGAACATCAGTTCATTAAGAAAACACATTATGATAAAGGTATGAGTGGTCTTTCCAATCAAGGTTTAACTAATATGATTGGAAATAGTAAAGCTCTGCAAGAAGTCATGTGGAGTACATCTGTACAACACGGACCTGGTGGAGCATCAAAAATCTTTAATAAGACATATAAGCCTGGTATGTCAGAAGAAGATTTCATTCGTGCTGTTTATGCGGAAAGAGGAACTAAGTTTGGAAGCAGCACTGCTGCTGTTCAACAAAGTGTTATGAGAAGATTTCAAGATGAACAGAAAAGAGCTTTACAATTAGTAGGAACACCTGCTGAACAACCTCAGGAACAATCACAGCAGACAGCAACACGTCAACAAGCAATAGCCCCATCATCTGCACAAGGTGTTGCAACACCTGTTAATGAACCATCAACTGCTGTACCATCAACTACACCTCCAAGCGGTATGCCTACAGCAACTACTACACCAAGAACACCAACTGTTGCAGGATCAGCTTTATCTAAACAAACTGTTACCGGTGCAACAGGTGAACATGACCTTTATAAAATATCATATGGCATGAGAGGGATCAATTCTGATAGAAGAGGTGGATCACAAAACTGTGGTAGAGGTGTAGGTTCTGTTGTTGGTGCAATGTTTGGCACTGCAAAAGGTAGAGTGGGTATTGGTGGTAATGCAGCTGATTTTGCTGGCCCAAGAGCAAAATCATTTATGAGTGGTTTATATGAAGGACCTCAAGGTCTACCTAAAGGTTATTTACAAGATAAATCACAGTGGAGAATTGGTGACGTTGTTGCTATGCCAGGTGGTAGAAGTGGTTATGGACATATCCAAACATGGAATGGTAAAGAATGGGTTTCTGATTTTAGACAAAGAGGCATTTTAACTAATGGTTATAATGTAGGTGAAGGAAAATTACATAGAGCTAGACCTGAAGCTTATGCACAAATGAATCCTGAATATATTAAAAATATGGATTCAAATGGCACAACAACCGCTTTCTTAGAGGGATCAAATGTAGTTCCAGGGTCTGCACCAAACGTTGGAACAGATAAAGCAGCACAACCTAATGCTGCTTCAACAATTGAAGCACAAAGATCTGCTGAAAGGGTTGATACTTCTGTAATGACTCCAGAACAAAAGTTAAACTCAATAAGAGAAGGTCTACCACAAAACGCTTCACCTGAAGCAAAAGCTGCACGTGAAAGATTATTACAAGCAGAAGCAACATTACGCATGATGGATCCATCTAACAAGATGCTTCCTGAAAATCAACCAGGTGCAACTCCATCAGAAGTAACAAAGGTTGAACCGGAATCAGTGGTGCCAGGATTTGAAGGTGCTTCAGGAGATCTTTTAACAACTGAATTAGCAATGTCAGCTGTAAGGGCTGCTTCAGATACAGCGTCTTCAAGTGCTATGGGTGCTGGCGTCGAATCTACAGAAGATTTAAATGCTATTCCTGAATCTGAAAAGCAAATTCAACAGCAATATGATGCAAGTAGAATTGCTGCTGAATCTGCAGCAAAGTCTCCAATGGAAAAAGCAATGGATGCTGTTAGAGAGTCAACAGACACTACATCTTCAAGTGCTATGGGATTTGGTGAAGGGGGTGAAAATCTAAACGTAATGCCTGAATCTGAAAAGCAAATTCAACAGCAATATGATGCAAGTAGAATTGCTGCGGATACTACTACTAAAACACCATTAACTGATGATGGATTTAAACAGTTAATGAGTGGATTTGAAAGTGATTATAGAAAAAAAGAAGAAGCAAGACTACAAGAAGCAGATAGATCTTCTAGTTTTGGAGCAAGTACAACATTTGGTGCAATGCAAGATCAATCACCAAGTGCTGAAAGAATTGAATCTGAAATTGGAAGAGCGAATCTAGAAGCAGCACAACAAGGTGAAATTAGACAGAGAGAAAAAGAAGTAGAACAGGCAAGAGATACAGCAGTTGGAGCAATGTCAGGTGCTGCTGGCGGACCAATACCTTCTACAGGAAATGATCCTGAGGCTCTTGCTGCTTCTCCTGGTAATAATGGATATGGTTCTAAAAAAGAATCAGGCGATATGCCATCAATCTGTACAATATAAAAAAGGGGGCTTTTGCCCCCTTCGATTACTTACTAGCTAAACGCTTGAAAAATTCAAGACCTTCATCATCTTCATCATCATCTTGAACTGCTGCTGGTGCACGCTGTTCCTGTGCCTTAAACTTTGTTGGGAATTGTTCTTCCTCATCATCGCTCCAAGGCTTGCTTGCTTGCTGTGCTGATTCTGACTTTGCAGGAGTTGAATTATTGCTAATACCTAATACACGGTATAGCTTTTCCTTCAATTCATCATAGCTCTTGAAATTCTTTGGATCAACAAATTCTTGTAGACCATATTCCTTGTTCCAAAGTTGTTCTAGCTTTTCATCGTCCTTAAACAATGGACCTGCAGCAGCAAATTCTGACTTATCGTAGTTACGATATCCATCAGCATTTCGAATCTTAAGCTTGAAGTTTGCACCTGACCAAAGATCAAATGGATTGATTGGTTGTTCATCAGCAAACTGTGGATTCATTGCTTCATTCAACTTATCGAAGATCTTCTTACCATAACGGAATAGGAATACCTTACCGTTGTTTTCAGGATTGATTGAATCTTCAATTACGTAAACGTTTGAAATGAATGTAAGCTTGCGCTTCTGATTTCGTGCAATCTGCTTATCAGATTCTAGACCACTGTTCCAAAGTTGTGAGTTATACTCACTTACAGGATCTTGCTTACCAAGTGTTGTTAGTGACTTTTCAATATACCATGATCCACTAGGACCCTTAAACCCGTGCTCAAATACACGAACAAATGGAACATCTTCACCAGGAGGTGCTGGTAGGAATCGAATTAGTGAATATCCGTTACCTGCCTTATCTACTGCAGGATACCAGAAACGATCATCTGCTGATGAATCCTTCTGTGTCTGACCTGACAGTTGATTTAACTTATCAAGTAGGTCCTTTGTTGAGTTCTTATTTGACTTAAGGTCTGAAAAATTAATAGGCATATGTATTCTCCGTATTTTCTGTATTGTTTGTATTATTCTATATTGTTATTGTCCACATTGACATATTAACAATACTATTTATATTGACAAATAGATCAAAATTTGTCAACTACGATTTTCTTCATCTTTTCTTTATCGTACTTGATGAAGGGTTTGTATTTCTGTATTTTTAATAATACGTCATTCCATATAGGATCATCTGACATATTTTTATTCCAATAAGAAATACATCTTACTAGGTCAGTAAGAATCACTAGTGTCTCTATAGATATTTCACCAGATAGATACAATTTTAAAATTTTAGGATGATTGTTTTGTTCAACTAAAAAATTACTATCAAAATTTTCATCTAAATTTGATATATCGTTTGTAAAAACGTATGTTAGTGATTGATTTTTTTTAAGCCAGTTAAAATACTTTTTTTCGGCTTCTTCATTATAGGCAATGTTGCCGATCCACATCTTATCATTTTCTACAAAATTTGCTACTAGAAAATTGATAGGATCTCTGTGTTTTGCTAATTTCATAAAGAAAAGTTTATCACGTCTTTTCTCATATGAGTCAATTGTAGCGTTTTTAACCTTTCCATTATATTTAAAATAATCATACGATTTGTTTGAGAAATGACTCTTTAAAGCCAAATACTCTCTATAAGCCTCATAAGGTGTCATATGTATGATTACATTAAGTTGTAATTGTTAATGTTGCATTTGAAGATACTACGTTAGGTAACGTAACACCTGAAATAGTAACTTTAAATGACGCATTCGTAGTTTGAACTGCCGAATTTACAACTAGATTTGCTTGTGTAGTATTACCAACGTTTGCGCCAGCAATGATAGTAGCACCATTAGCATATGTCCACGAGTAAGTTAATGCTTCAGCAACTGGTAGTGCTTCTGCTACTACTAAAAATGTAACGTTCTCAGAACTCGTAGTATTTGCTGTAGCATTAGCTGGCTGTGTAAGAATAACAATCTGTGGACTAAAACTCCAACCAGCAGCAGTTAGAGTAGCACCCGCTGCAACTTCACCAGCATTAGGAGCTCTTAATAAGAAGTTTCCACCAGAACCATTGATGTATATAGAGTGTGCATTAATCGTAAGACTATTTGAACTGTTATTGACTACTATTGCTGTAGCATTAATAAAAACAGTGTTACTTCCATTAATAATCTTTAAGCTGTTATCTCTAATTTCAAGATTACCTAAAGTATTATGAGAAATAATCAATATCTGTGTATTGACATAATATCCCCAATCTATTGAGTCGTAATCAAATTCATCATCAAATTCATAATCTGGATCTGGATTATAAGAGTTATTATTAAACTCTCTTAACACATGATTAGAACGTTTTTTATCAATACCTACAGTATCAACTTCTGCTCTACTAATTACGGAATCTTTATCTGTAGTCATGTTATTTTCTCATATCGGTAATCTTGCTGATTTTTGAAGAAAATTTAAATTTTCTGCTTCATATTGAACCTTTGATCTCATCAAAGGATGTTTTTTAATAATCTCAGCAGCATATTCTATTTCTAGATTATTTTTTTCACACCATAAAATAATAGCATCAATATATTCAATGTTTTTATTTATGCATAGATTCTCTATGTCTTCAATAAAAGAATTATTTTTTAACATTAGTCATCCATTTTATGGTGGTCCCACTAGGATTCGAACCTAGACCGCGCTCTAATCCGGAGCATACCACGCTTATAAGACGTGCGTTCTACCATTAAACTATAGGACCTTGAACATTATTTTTTATATAGCTTATCGATTAAATCAATTCTAGTTTGAAGATATGTGATTATATTTTTAATCGTTTGATAATTTTCAGGATCATTACATGTGTCCAAATCAATCTTTAACACATTATTAATTTCATCAACGAATGCAGATCTTTTAAGCATATCAACTGAATAATTATTCGCGTCCATATTGCATCTTCCATAACCAAGAGTTAATACGAACTAGTTTGTGTGCAAAATAATCTACAAAATAACTATTCCAAAACCAATGGTTATATCTGCTATTCATATTAACTCCTGCAAAGATGGCGACCCCGGCACGATTCGAACGTGCGACCCACAGATTAGAAGTCTGTTGCTCTATCCAGCTGAGCTACGGGGCCTTTTACTTTTTACTTACCAAAATACTTGGTGTATAGATTTGAAACCCATTGTGGTTGTGGCAGAACATTCCAACCAACAACCAATCCAACTAAAAACCCAATTGCTAATTCAATCATTATACTCTCCCTTTAAATTTGTCAAGTTATAAATTTTGTTTGAGTGTTGCATCAAAGTTAATAAAAGAAAAAATAATATACTTTACAGTCAAAAATATACCCATAATAGGATCTGATATGATCAGATTATACGACATCAATATGATTACGTCAACTAAAACCACAAAAATTAAAAAGTTTACTCTTTCTTCTAGAGATTCTTTTTTTAGAGCAGCCACTACATTTAAGTAGACTGCTCCGAATGCCATTAGTGCTATGATTAGCAACATCATGTGTATTTATTATCCATTAGAAATAAATTCATTTAGATCTCTTGCTACTTGCATGATACGCATATGATCTACAATTTCTATTTCTGGGAATGAAGGGGGAGGTTCATTCCTAATGTTTGCAATCTCCCTTTGACAGTTCCAATCATTTTCTTTACGTAAACGTTCATTCATGGAACGTTCTAGTTCAATTGATTGTGACAATTTTAGGAGTTCTAAACGGATATGATATGCACTATTGTCTTTCATTGTGTTTTCCTTTTTGTGTGAGTGTGTAGTGGGGAGTTTCTGTTTCCACGTACTCCCCGAAACGCATGTTACGCTGCTAGAGCGAAACGAGGTGCATTGTCGTTAGCTGCACTTACTAATTGCTTTTAGTCTCTTCGTACTTTTACTACGCCTGTCGATCCTAAAATTTCGCCCCCATCAAAAGCAGACTTGAGGTCGTCAACCCCAATAAAGTGTGACACAATCTGCTTATGGTGGAGGCGTCGGGTACTGCCCCCGAGTCCAGTTCGTTTATTCTTTACGCCTCAACGACCTAAGCGAATATATTTATATGGCATCTACGCCGCCATGTCAACAAAAATTTGCTTTACTTCTTTGTAGAATTTTTTTGTAGGTTTAACAAAAACTTGAGGTTCTTCGTTATCAACAGAAATGATAATAGCCAATTGAGGAACTTGTATTCTATACAAC